CAAGCAGTATGAGCGCGACCTGAAGGAGACCAAGTCTCAACTCGACAAGTTCGCCGAGATCAATCCCGACGAATACACCAAGCTCCAAGCAGAAGCCGCAGAGGCTGCCCGTGTGCAGGCTCAGTTCGGTGAAGCTAGGGAGGCGATCGAGCTGAAGTACAGCAAGCAAGCTGAAGCCGCCGCCCAGGAGGCCGCTGCTGCAAAGGCTGCGCTCCAGGACTACCAGAAGAAGTACGCCTTGGAAAAGGTGTTCTACGCTGCTGGTGGCCGCACTGACGCTGCTGATGGCGTGTCGTTCTTTGACATGATGGCTCAGCAGGTTGGTGGCAACTTCCGCCAGGAGGCCGATGGCTCCCTGACCGTGGTTGACGCTCAGGGCGACCCTGTGCTGGACAAGGAGTCTGGTAAGCGCGTTTCCGCCGAAGACTTCATCGCCTCCTACAAGGTTCACCCCATCTACGGTACCTTCTTCAAGGGCGCCAAGGGTGCTGGGGCTGGCATTGGCTACGGTGGCACTGATGCCAACGGCATGCCTGTCGAGGATCTCACCAGCCTTTCCCGTGAAGAGTTGTTCCTCAAAGCCTTCGGTAGCTGATAGAGTGAGAACTCAGAACGGAATCTGATGCAGGGCCCTTCGGGGCCTTTTTTGTTGGTATAGAGCGTTTAGGCATAATACTTATAGAAGATGCCCTTAAGGGTCGGCTCGTGATGAGGCGAACTGGACAGGGTGTCCTGAGGCAATCGGCGCGACGCTGGGCGGCTCATTCACCCAAACCTTTTCACCTTCATCTTTTTAGGTATTTAGAAATGGCACTTACTCTGCTCGAAGCGCAGAAGCACGCAAAGACCCCCGCCGAACTGGCTGTGGTGACTGAGCTTGCTGCTGGTCAGCTTATGTCTGTTCTCCCTTTCCGCAACATCGAAGGCAACGGCCTTTTCTGGAAGCGTGAAGAGAGCCTTCCCGATGTGGGATTCCGTAACTACAACGGCGCTCTGGAAGAGAGCTACGCCGAAGTGAGCCAGCAGTCCGAGAGCCTCAAGCTCTTCGGTGGCGACATCAAGGTTGACCGTGCTATCGTGGACCTCGAAGGCGCTGAAGCCAAGGCTTACCAGATCCAGTCCCGCGTCCGCGCAATGCGCCTGGCTTGGGAAGCTCTGTTCGTGAACGGCGACTCCAACCAGTCTCCTTCCGAGTTCGACGGTCTGGCTGCTCGCCTTCCTTCTGGCTCCTCCCAGTACAAGGCTGTCGGCGGCGCTCTGACCGAGGCTGCGCTTGACGAGGCTATCGACAACGTGGACGCCCAAGGCGGTTCCAAGTACATCATCATGTCGAAGTCCATGCGTCGCAAGCTCAGCGACCTGGCTCGTAACAACAACCAGATCCGCATCGAGCGCTCTGCTTTTGGTTACCAGCAGTACACCTACATGGGCCTGCCCGTGCTGGAACTGGATCGTGACCACAAGAACGCTCCTATCCTCGACGGCACCCTGAACTCCCAGGACGTCTACGTCGTGGCCTTCGGCGCTGATCAACTGACTGGCATCCAGAACGGTGGTGTGGAAGTGCGTGAGCTTGGCGAATCCTTCGCTCAGCCTCAGCTGATCACCCGCGTTGAGTGGTACTGCGGCTTGGCCCTGATCAACGGCCGCGCTGCCTACCGTCTGGCTAACGTTGACGCAACCATCTCCTGATCTGTCCTGACAGATTCACTGGGCTCCCTTCTGGGGGCCCTTTTTTAATGCTTGGAAATCTATTGGGTACATCCCTTTCCTGTCATGGCCGCACGCTCAGAAGGAATCTTTCCAAGGGAAGGTTTCAACCTCGACAATTCGTTCAAGATCACCAACTCGCCAGTGGCAGCACCTGTCACCCTGGCCAATGTTCGCTCCCTCCGTGTCGTCGTGATCGGTGGAGTGTACACTGCGCCTACGGGCGATGGTACCGACAGCACGCTGACGATCGACATCGGCGGCAAGACTGTTGATCTGTCTGGAGCACAGATTGAGGCCGCAATGGAAGGCAGTGGTGTCTTCATGATCCACTTCCGTGGTTTCGGCTGTCCCAACAACAATGTTCAGTACAGTAATGCTGCTGGGTCTCCCAATACTGGCACCGCTGGTACCTTTACTTTTGCCGACATGTATGTCGAGCTGGTTGACGGCCCTGCTTTCTGATCGGTATTATAGTACAGTAGAGGCTCGCTACGGTAAGCCTCACAACAGTCCCATTATCTTGCACTAACAATGGCTGCACGCTCTACTGGCCTTTTCCCACGCGAAGGCTTTAACCTGGACGCAGAGTACGAAGTCCCCGTGACTACTCCTGCTGCTGCTCCCACTACCTTGGCCCACGCCAAGACCATCCGCATCATCGTCCTCAACCTGGCTGGTGGTGACGCCACCGTGACCCTGGGTGGCGTGGCTACCGTGATCGCCGCCGCTGATGTCGACGCAAACGGCGTGGGTATCGCTCACGTCCGTGGCGCCCTCTGCACCGCTGACAACAACATGGTCTACACTCTGTCTGCAGGCACCTGCGACGGCGTGTTCCTGGAGCTGGTTGACGGCCCCCGTCGCTGATCTGGCTAACAATCGAATACACGAGGGACCTGCGGGTCCCTTTTTTAATGGTCGGAATCCTAACTTGAAATGACCCTAGATCCATGGCAGAATTCTACAAGTCGGTACACAAGCCCGTTGATGTGTACAGCTTGCTCAGGGTTAGGCAGGATTTGCTTAACAAGACTGCCAAGGTAGCCAGTAACGCTGGTAATGTATCTGCGGTCTTCTACGAAGATACGAGGGAAGACACTGGGGTTACTGGTATTGATGGCGTGGAGGTTGTGGTCCAATCTTCTAGGTCAACTTATACGGATCACCTGTTGGATCAACGTGATCGCGTATTCTCGATGGTCGACATCTCGATTGGTCGTTACGGGTCTGCGACTGCGAGTGATGTTGCTAAGGTTATTTCTGAAATCCAAGAAGCCTTCCCTTACGTCAGGTCAGAGGAGGACCCAGTAGACCTTGCTGGATACCGTGACAGCATTAACGACACTTACGGGTTGATGTATGGCAACTTTGTTGATGGCGTCATTCTTCACATCGCTGTCGGTAGGGCTCGTTACTACGACACTGGGCTGGATCATGACCTGGTCGATTCCCCTCATGATGGCAAGCAATACTTGCGTTCCGATGGGGAATGGGTGGAAGTAGCTGCTAGCGGTGGCTACGCTGATCCCTTGACCACCGACGGCGATCTATTGCTTCACAGTGGTGGCACTACTGGCCGCCTGCCCGTAGGTCTTGATGGGCAGATCCTAACCGCCAATGGTGGCGCTGTCTCCTGGGAAACCCAGACAGCTGTTCCTACTACCCTGAATGATCTGACCAATGTTGACCTGACCAAGCCTCAGGCAGACGGTTATGTCCTGACGTACAGCGCGAGCCTGAACCAGTGGCTTGGTGCGGCCCCTAGCTCAACCACCGCAGCGCCAACCGCCGACGAAACCTGGCAGATCGGCCCTGGCGAGACCTTTGAGACCCTGAATGACTTTCTTACTCTCCAGCAGCATCGCCCTCTTAACCAGTACACTGTTACTGGTGAGATTGCGACTGGTTATGTCATCGACGAAGTGGCTGATTACGTCGAAGGAAACTTTGAGAACGTAGTTATACGCGGCCAGGGCGGACTGAAGATGGAAGTCGCCACAACAACAACTCCATTCAAGTTCGCCCTCTGCAATCCTCCTATATTCAAGGGGCCGATCGAGCTTCAGGCCCTTAACGCTGGGCAGAACGTATTCGAGTTTGTTGGGTGCTCTAACGTCCAGATCGCGCAAGTCAACATCACCAAAGCCTCTGGCTTTGACCCATCTGTTGTCTGGCACATGGACAAGTGCAGCGCAGCCATGATAGAGGGTTCTACTATCGTTGCTACTTGCTTTGACGTTGTATTCGACCTCGTCACCACCAGGCTGCTTGTTAACACCTTCACCCTGAGCGACAGTGCCAAGCTGTTTAGGCTGGAAAACGGTGCTGAAGTTCAGACTGTCATCCCGCATTCTTTCCCAGTCCGAGTTACAGTTTCAGGCGCAAACTCTGCCACACCGCTGATTGAGATCCAGTCTGGCTCCAGCATGGCAAACATTGAGATCTACAGCCTGATTGGTAACTACACTGGGACCATTCTCCAGGCGACGGAAGCCAATGTTAGCAATCTTGGAATTGACTTCCAGACCGCAGGCACCGCCCTCGACGTTACTCACTCGTGGGTGCACCCCGCCAAGATCGATGTAGATACGTTCTCCAGTGACTCTGTGTTGGCCTATTACTCTGACACGTTCCTGGACATGCAGAACACTAACAACGATGGTGGCACAATGTATGTGGTGGGCGGACACATGAATACCAACAAAGCCAATCAGATCCTGTATAGCGAGGGCGCTCGTGCGGCGGTGCGTGACGTTGCTGGTCTGACGTTCCCTGGCACTGTCAATACCATCGACGGTCATGGGGTGCTCTTCTACCGCGCTACCGCGTAGGAATCCTAGCCTAGCTTTCTGATTCCAATGCACCTCAAGAAACTGCCAACGGTGTTCGTCAAGGGCGAGCACCGCGTTAACGCATACTACACCATCCAAGCGCGAGAGCTTACGGCTCAGGGCTACGTGGAAGAGGGCGAGAAGGCTGAGCCTCGCGAGGAATCAAAGCCTGTGCCTGAGGTTGCCGTAGAGGTTGGCGGTGATGCCTTTGATATGGAAGCCAAGGTAGAGGAGGCTTCTGGCGACCTGGATGAGATGACCAAGGCTGAGCTGCTGGACTGGGCTATGGACAAGGGGCATGATCTGAAGAACGCTCTGCCCAAGTCTCAGATCCTGAAGGCCTGCAAGGAGATCGAGGCCGAAGGTTGATCGTGTAAAGGAATACTAAAGGCATATCGGGTCTATCCCACAAAATGCCTTTAGCTTTTCCAGAGTCTCCTACCGTGGGGACCGTATTTGAACGTTGGACATGGGATGGGGAAAAATGGGCTTTGTCCCTTAATCCCCATACCATAACAGCAAACGACCTAAACGCACGTCTTACTACCCTGGAGTCAGAAGTGGTAAGGGAAAACGATGACGTCAAGCGTCTTAAGACCTCCACCCTGCCAGATCCGCAGCCTGGCGATCACCTCGTACTGGCTGTCAATGCTGACACTGGAGAACTCGTCGGACTTCCCGCATCTGACGTCTTGCTGCTCGAATAGTGGGCAGCCTAATCCAGGGACCCCCACCCTTAAAACAACCTAGCTAGGAGAACCAATGGCTTCAAACAAAGTCTCCGAGTTATCGGGTGTAGCTAACACAACAGATGATTCTCTGTTGAT